CACAAGTAATATGATAAACACCATGTCATACGCCTTTATAATACCAATATTAGATGACCTATACAGTTTAATATTAGGATCAAACAACACACAAGATATCGTATTACACATTGGTAAGAGGTTAGCATCTTCTGGTGTAGTTTTAGTGACTGGAGCCTTACTAAGAACTTTAATTAAAAAATTGGCGAGTAAGTTTCAGGTTAACTAATCATCTCCAAATAAATCTTCGGGAGATAATTGACCCCCAAATTTAGGATCAACTTTAATATTATTCATTTTGACAATATCAAAAACTGAATCGATATAAATGTCATAATTTCTAAGTTTTAATTCTGGCTCAACAATAGGATAGACAATTTCCGAAAGATCTGATGCAAAATCACCATCATACAATATCTCAGTAATATTTGAAGCGGCTTCACTCAAATCAATACCTTTTTTAAAATTAACGGGTTTATCGTTAAGTCTAAAATCATATAAGTCGAGATTGAACCCAAAAGTAATTCCATTAGGTGACTCCCAATATCTTCTGGCACCAAAGTAGGCCCTATAATTTGCTGTAAAATTTTTATCTCGATTTCCACTACCAATATCAACTATACCACTTCTATTAATTTCTTTTTGAATCTTTTCAATGTTTATCGGGGACACATAACATGGAAGTAAATCAAATCCATCAGCCATAACATCAATACTAATACTTAATTTATCTCCCCCAATGTACTTATTACCACTATTAATGATATCATGTATGTCACTTATTATTTTTTCTTTCAGATAAGAGTGAGGCCAATATTCAGGAAACCATTCAACATAAAATTTATAAGTGGAACCATCAAAAACGATATTATGAAAAACATACGTATATCCTTCTTCTTCCCACTCACGACCCATAAATAATTTTCGTAATATCTTTTCCATTCTAACTTAATAATCTTTGTATTATTTTTTCAATTTGTTTTGGTTCTAAACCGTGTTTGTTCTGATTTCTTTTAAACCAATCTCTTATAACTGTTTCAAGATCTTTACCTTCTTGTTTCGCTCTTCTTTTAAAACCAGCGATTTGGGCTTCTATTTCATGTTGTTGAGTATAATATTTCACAGGATCTTTTGGTTCTTTTGGGAATCTATAACCTTGTTCATGTTGTCTAATGTGCTCTAATTCATGTCTAATAGTCTCATTCAATTCACCAATAATTTTTTGGATATTATTGTATCCAGGATCTGGGTTAGAAATTATTGTAACTAATATTAAATCTTCATCTCTGTAATAGTCAGCGTCAATATCAAAGTCCTCGACATCCTCACTAACAGATAAATCTAATCCAATTGAAAATGGATTCTCAATACCTTTAAAAGTATAAACTTCTCTATCACTATACAAATCTTCAGGTAATTGAAATTCACCTGTTCTTTGTGACTTGTAGATTTTAATTATATCTTTAATAAGTTCTCTTGTAATATAATCAAATTTACCCTCAAGTAATAGTGACTCATTAATTTGATCATTATTCACATTATTTATCACTTTTGTACATATTGCCGCTTTGTCAACCGCAAAATACCTTAAAAATTCGGACAATTTTCTATCCATAACCCACCTTAAATTACTATATTCACGACTTGTGGTGTTAATATCGGCTTCTTTACCATAAATGTCAGAATAAATCTTATTCAAAGTATCAGATATTTGGCTTGTTGGTAAGATATACATGGTATATTGAACATGAGGTGTTTTTTCACCAACAGAAAGATATTCTTTAACACCAGTCAACTTTACCTTAACATTTGTTGGCATGGTAAAATCTTGATCATGAGTAGGTTGAGTGTAAACCTCAAAAACATGATTATCAAAAAAATTGTTAATCCTTTCTATTGGGAAATCTATTTCATTCATCATTTATAAATACCTTTTGATTTGTATATTTAATTTAGTATCTTTGAAAATATTGGAGAGATGGCAGAGTTGGTCTATCGCGACAGTCTTGAAAACTGTAGACTGTAACAGGTCCGTGGGTTCGAATCCTACTCTCTCCGCACATTGTAAGGTGGTGAAATTAAGTTGTCTCTGTTATGACTTTGGCAAACACACCCACTCGTCTCGTGGGCGGGGGTTAAGAAATAGAAAAGTAATATGGGGTTGACCACCAGCTTGCAAGCATTGTGTTACTTTTCAAATCTCCTCTTGAAGGTTCGACTCCTTCCCTTACAGCAAAAATATGGTAGTACAAAAACACAATTTTATTTCTGATTATGAACGTGACTTCTTATTAGATGAGATTAATGATGGAATTCACGGAGTTGAATTTGAATCTGATCCATTTTATTATTGGATCAATATCGATGTTAATGATCCTAAATTATCCACATTATTCTATAGACAATTAATTCAAAAACAAATTGATTTCTTAAATGAAACAGTTGAGATTAGAAATTGGGAAATAGATTATGTTGGATTCGCATACCAAACTAAAGGATTTGATTACCACGCCGACTCTGTATGGCCCGAAAATCCTGATTCAAGATTGTTAGGAACTCCAGACCATAATCATGATGGTTTTTCACATTATGAAGGTACATGGGTTGACAACTACTGTCCTTGGAGAGTCTTTACTACGGTTCTTTATTTAAATGATGATATCCAAGGAGGAGAAACTCATTTCCCAACATTAGATGTCCTTATTACCCCAAAAACAAAAAAACTTGTTGGTTTTCATTGTGACGAAAAACATGTTCATGGTGTGATGCCTGTCACTTCAGGTTATCGAAAGGCGTTTATTATGTGGTTTAAATAATTAGACCTTTTTTTGACTCATACTTTTATTTTTCTTATATTTTTAAAAAAACTATTAATATGTCTCGTTTAGATGAACTAAAGAATCAATATCCTGAATTGAATATGACCGTATTCGATATGATGAAAAGATTAGATACTTCCAAAACCTACAAGTATCTCCCGCTTATGTGTAAGATTTTTGGTAAGAGATTTAACCCAAAAGAAATGTTTCACAAAGATGAGATACCTCAACTAATGTTGGAAGTTCAAGCGGGTTTAATGAATAAAGGTATTTCAACTAACGACCTTACAAATAACCAAATGTATTACCTTCTGAATTACGTTTCAGAACATGTTCCTGTTGATACATTTCAAACTTTAAATGAGTTTATGAGATATATGGATAAAGGTCACATTGAAAATACCGATGTAACATCATACAAAGATATCGAAAGTGTTAGAGGTGCAATAACCTTGGCATCAATGAAAGAACTAACTAAAGATCTTGAAGGTCAAGTAATTAAAGAATTTGAAGATGAAAAGTGGGTTATATTAAGACCTCTAACATTCTCAGCGTCGGCAAAATATGGTGCGTCTACAAGATGGTGCACAACTTATCAAAGAGAGAAAAACTATTTTGAAAAATATTGGAGAAAGGGTATCTTGGTTTATTTTATAAATAAAAAAACAGGTTACAAATTCGCAGGATATAAAGGATTATCAGGTGATACCGAATTCTCTTTTTGGAATTCCGAGGATACAAGAGTAGACTATCTTGATGTTGAGGCCGATGATTATTTATTCCCTATTGTTAGAAAAATTTTCAAATCTAATTCAACAAATAAGAATTTATGTTCGGATGAAATTCAACAACAAGTCCACAAAGAATGTATTGATCAATACGGAAAAATAATGGCAATTGAATTTGATGAAAATACTGTTCAATCTATGACAATACCTATAGAAGAACAACCAGAAGAACCTATGGGTTATGAGAATGAAATTAGAGAATTAAGACCTCAAATTACTAATGTTCCAACAATGAGAGCTTAATATGTCCAATCAGTATCTGATGGTCTCCACTTTGTAAATCCTTCACAAGTCCATGTTTTGGTCGAATATCTAAAATATGGAATCTCATCCAAACTTCCTGACCTTGATGGTTGAAACCATCTTGTTCGGTTGTTTGGTTGGGCAACGAATTGACCATTATCAATTTTGGAAATGTTATAACATTTATGTTCATTTGGAGTCTCGGACCAACCAATGTCTAATTCATTTGGATCTGAACTTGCAGTATCGATCGTAAAAAGGTATTCACCCTCAACAATAGTTTGATCTTTTAAAGTTGTCAAAGTTTTTGTTTTCTTTAAAACTCTTTTTTGAATCACACTTATATTATAAGATAAACAATCCCAAAGTTGTAAGAAATCTAACGGGTAAATTGTGTCTCCTGTTTCTAATTCTCTCCATCTAAAAGCCTGTATTGGTAATTTGTCGTAAACTGCCGAGAATTTATCTACGTATGTTTCGAACAACAACGCTTGGTTGGGAATACTTTTAACAGTAACCCAATGACCTTTTTCCCATTCTCCTTCACCAAGAAAATTACCATTATCATCTTTTTGAAAATCATATAAGAATCTTTTATCGATTAAAACCTCTATCGGTGGTATATTGGCAACTAAGTATGACATTAATATTCTTCTATTTCTACGATTAGTGTTCCTGTACCTTTAATAACTCTGTGCCAAACAAATTTCGGAATATAAATTTGTTCGGCATTTGACAATTTGATTGGCAAATCATCTTCCATCTGAAATTCCCATTCTCCGTGTTGAATCACGGTTATTTTTCGATCCGTTAAATCTTGATGCCATTTTAATTCATCAACATCAACATCTGGCGAGAATGTCCTTCTTATTTTACCGTCAATATTTTCTTGCTGAAATGGAAAATCCATACTATTTTTTTGGGTCTTTGATTTCCGGCCTCTTATTCCAATGAATTTTTAATTTATTACGGATAGAAAGAACTTTCATAAAGTCACTAATATCATTCTCTATTTTTTTACGATAACTACCGTCCCAATTTGGTTCTATATCAATAAAGGCATGATATATCGGTGGTTGATAACTCCCTTTTAAAATCTGAAAAACTCCTATTTTAATTGGTTCATCATTTTCTTCTGACGCAAGTTCTTTATTCACATTAGGAACAATTACATTATCAATGTAGGATTGTAAAAATTTTTTAATTTTTTCTACTTCCATTACCAAGAATTTGAAGATGATAGCCCAAGTTGTTTAGCATATCTACCTACATTACAAGACCAATAACCTGCGGTAGTCCTATCTTTTTTCTGATCACATTTGTGACGAGCTCTAAATGATTTTGCGGCACCTTTGTTCTTATTTCTTACTCTTAAATTAGGATCACCGAAAGAAACTTTTTTTATTCCACCTGATTTACTCTTAACGTAAACTGAGAATTTTTTAGGTCCTCCTGATGTTCTGAATGGTTTGTTTAACTTAACATTTTTACCTCTATGTTTCGCTTCATCTAAAATATCTTCTTCTGTTTCTGTTTCAGAAATATAAGGTGCGTCTAAATAAATGTATTCACCACCTTTTTTTATCTTAATCCCCAAATCAGATTCAACTATCATTGTATCTTCTTCATTTAAAGATATTTTACCATCTTTCCACAAAGACCTAACCTCATTAATTAAATCAAAATATTTTTCAGAATAAACTCTAAAAACATTATTTGTTAATGTTAAACCATTATCAATGTGATATTGAAGGGACTCAGAAACTTCAACATTTTCTTTTATGATGAGTGTTGGATCTATGTATTCCTCCAAAACTTCTTTAATTATTTTTTTTAAATTATCCATATTACTTAAATAGTTAAAAATTTACTCCCAATCCAAAAGTTCCATTATTAATTATAGGATCGTAATCCATTTTTATTGTGAAGTTTTTATAATCGTGTAAAGCACCTATTTTTATTGTTGTAAATCTATCCAAATATTTTGGAAACGTTATGTACCCTAAATCATCTTTTCCTCTCCATTTAACGTCTTCACTTACAGTTCCGATCATCATATGAATACCTGTTCTTTTTATTCTTTTTCCAGCTCCAATATAAAAACTTTGTCTTTGTACCAAATCATTTACAAGTGGAAAGTCAACTTGAGTAACATTTCCAAAAGGGAAAAATGTAGACTTATCTCTTTCAATACTTGCGTTATATTCCGTTATCAAATATCCTTTATTACCGATTGTAAAGAACCCACCAACTTGTTTGTCTGATGTTTTTTGGATACCAAAACTAATAACTGGTTTCTTACCTCTAATAGTATCTCGTTTACCATTATCATATATGTAAACTCTTGCAGGTTGTCTATATCCCCAATCGTTTAAGTAAAAACTAGGGTTCCAATAATTCCAACCAAATGTAGGTGCTCCCCACATATCCCATCTGTTCCATCCCCATCCGAATCCACCATTAAACCATGGGTCTCTTACAATTATGTTTGAACCTGGTCTTGTTCTTATAGGTCTATCATTCCCTCTTGATGGAGGTTGACTTCTCCAATTACTAACATCGTTTCTTTGTGGAACTGATGGTTGTACCGATGGTGTGGATCTTTGTGGTGTTGATTGTTGTTGAGGTGGATTAGTTCTCCATGTAGAAACTTGTCCAAAAGCTAATAACGGAGAAATCAATAAAGTTATTAATATGTTTTTCATAGTTATACGTTTTATTATAAATATTTTATTTTTTTACTTTTATCTTCCAATATACCCCTCCATTGATGAATGGTCTAAATTCACCTGTAACTCCGTCAACGGTTCTATTTGCAACACCTACACCTACTTGATACAGGTGATCTTTTTTTGTTTTAAGTATCAAACCCATTCCTAATGAATTTACCCAATCCTCTCTACTAATTGCCCCGTTAACTCCGAAAAACATTTGGTTTTTAATAGGTGGTGGTTCAGGAGCCTGTTCTCTTACTATTTTAGGTTTAAGTGTTGCTGACCAATTTCTTGACGCAATTTTATTTTCAGACACTGTCTGATTCAAGTATACGAACCCTTGGTTGTTATTCAACTTTAATGTGTCGTTAAATGAGTTGGTAACATAATAATTTTGTAGTATTGCTGCAGTATCAACTGAAATATATGTTGGAACATATATTGTAGTATCGTGATAGATATCCTCACCTTTAATAACATAAGGTACCTCAACTTCCATTGAAATGGTGTCATGAATTGGTTCTGATGGGACTTCTTTGATAACCTCCTTTATTCTTGGTGGTTTGTCTGATTTCAACAATACAATTAATGTTATTATTAAAGCTAAAATTATAAAATGTCTTACATCTAATATCTTTTTCATAGTCTTAAAGTATTACTCTTGATCCTATCAAGAAGTTATTAAGTAATGGTACGCCCTTTTCGGTTGACGCTGAGAATTTGTAATTAAAACTAAATCCAAACCTCTTACTTATTTTATAGTCAAATGACGATCCAATTAAAAACCCAAATTGCCTATTAACAGTTGTCTCTCCTGTCTTTGAATTCCAATTTATTGGTGAATTCATAACGAATACTTGTGGAGATAGTGTTATTTTATTATCAACAGGATAAGGTTTTGTCCAAAACGTAACCACTGATGTTGAAAAAGACGTATTGAATATTTCTTTCGTTTCTCCTGTTTTATAATTCACTATTTTTGTATCCTTCAACAATAAAGTTATGGCTCCCAAATTGTATCCGTAGGTACCAAATTTAGGATGTGGTTTGATATAGGTGTAACCAATAAGATTCATATAGTTTCCTTCCAAATATGCCCCTGTTATTGAGTATGAATGGATAGCATTGAGTTGTCCCTTATCAAAATCCATCTTGGTATATCCACCGCTTAGAGCAAATTGCTTTAATGTGCTCCAAATTAGTGCTGTTGCACCCCAGCTCTCGTTACCGGCCATTGACGACTTACTTACACCAAAAGATACTATCGCATTAAATTTGAAGTCGGGTCCTTGAGCCGTTGTTAGGTCAGAAGCGACTAACATGGGGTTTGTTGCAACAGACTTTTTTTTCTCTTCCTTTTTTTTCTCTTCTTTTTTCTCCTCTTTCTTTTCTTCACTCTTACTTTCAGATTTTGATTCCTCTGATTTACTTTCAGATGAAGAACTACTACTTTCCGATTTTGATTCTGCACTTCCTTCGCTTGATCCACCTGAACCCCCACTTGATGAAGATGATTCCCCAGATGAGGACGACGATTGGGATGAGGATTGTGAGGATGATGAAGTTGATGACGCAGATGAAGAGGCAGCTCCTGAAGCACTTGAACTTGCGGCTGCGGACGCGGATGAACTTGCGGCAGAGCTCGCAGCTGATGATGCCGCTGAACTTGCGGCTGCGGATGCCGCTTGTGATACCGCAGCTGTCACTGTTTGTTGTACTACTAAACTTGTTGGACATGGAGCGGCAAATACACTTTTTACCCAAGAATCAACCTCTCCACTAACAAATTGGGAATAGTTGAATACTTTAGATTTATTCCTTACAACAATTGTAACACCGTTGGTTATTATCGGTATTACAACAACATAAGTTTTTAAATCACATGGGTCGATGTATGTTTGCGTTATTACTTGCCCTGATGATTTAAGGGAAAATAATATCATTAGCAAAAATAGACCGACCCATTGTTTCATTATTTACTGAATATTCCTTTTTTAACCATTTTACCTAAAATGTTAGCACATGCAATATCCAAAGCTTTTTTGGTTGATATACTAATCGTAGATTGATTAAATTTAACAGGATCAACTGTAGCATCTGATAAAAAAGTTAATTCTCTTGTTGTTTTTGCCTCACCTAATCCTGACGCTGCAATGATTGTCCCATTCTCAGCATCTGTGAACCTAACTTGTAAACCAATACGTGTCACCAACATATTTTTTACACCGTCTTTTAAATTAACAGTTTCATCTTCAGAAACAGAATAGTCGTAACATTCGATTTCAACAAAATAGTGAGCTAATTTAATCTTACCTCTACCGTCTAATTTGTTTTCAGAAATTCCCGCTTGAGAAGCTTGGAATTGTTTTACCATTCTATTTTTTATTTCTGTTTTGTCTTCTGTAAATTCAAAACGATTTAAATTATCGAGGTATTCAAGAACGATGTTTGTAACACCTAAACCAACTCTTTTTTCTTTTAGTTCAGGATACATTTCATACATCTCATCATTAATACCACACTTAAGAAGCTGAATATTTTTCTTAGGTCCTTCGTAATCCAAATAAGCAGAGATGTCTGATTTAGTTTCAAACGATGCCTTATAATCTTCAGTCTTAGTTTTTCCAATTGTTTGGGAATAAGCCCCCACACTTAACAGTGAAACTGCTAAGGAAAAAATTACTTTTTTCATGTTATTTTAATTTATAAATGGGGTTAATATCACGCTAAATCCAAATGAAAGGATAGCCAATCCGAATGCGATAATCCCTATCGTTAATAGGAATTTTAGAATTTCTTGAGTCTTTTCCATTATATTATTTTTTAGGTGCTTCATACCAAATGTTATCAGGATTATTTTTGAATGTTCCATCAAATTTCCAATCTATTTTGTTAATCATATCTCTTTGTCTTTCTTCTTGTCCAGAAATTTCCAAATAGACACAAAATACTTGGAAGCAAAGTGCCGATACCACCCAAAGCAAACATAACTTTAGGAACCCTAACACCATTAGTTCACTTAATCTGTTTAAATTTATTGTTTTCATAATTTTTAAGTTTTAATTTATTCTACGTCTTTGATTTTACCACAAATCAAACACTCTTCATCACCATCTTGATCTGAATCACCCCAAATGTGTTCACAGTTTCTATGGTCAAAGTATTCATCGATAATACCGTCACCGTCATTATCAATTCCGTCCATTATACCATCACCGTCTTCATCTATTTCTACTTTAGTTGATGATTCAGTTTTATCATTAGATATTAGGTAAGGTTTCTCATTATTTACTGTTTCACCTATTATTGGTGATTTTGTAGATCCAGTTCCAGTATCTGATAATGAAACCCCATCTTCCTCATCCATTTTCTGAACTAACATCTTATCCTTATCAGTATCGCTGAACCAATAGTCAATAATCTTACCATATGATCCAATGAAAGCGCCTAATAACAATAATAATAGTTCTTTCCATTCCCCTGCAATTGGTGATTGTCCTAAAACTGCAACAAATATTCCAGCCATAATTAACATGAATCCTCCAAGAACCATGGCAGTAATGTACCACCTTCTTGACATCATCTTATTTAATAGTTCTTTAAATCCTGTATTTTCTTTCATAGTTTTACCATTTAGGTGCCTCTTCCTTAAATTCGTCACCTTCTTTTTTAGGTTTAGGTTTAGGTGCTGGTGCAGGTGTTGATTGTTTAGAACCACTACCTCCATTAATAATCACAGTCTTACCCGCTGATTGTTGTTGAGTTTGTGTGTTGTTAATGTTAATTACTGGAGCCACTTGTTGAGTTGGGGCCGCAGCTTCTTCACCACCTGTTAATTTGTTAGTAATAAATCCACCTACACCTAGTGTAACTGTACTTACTAATGTAATGATAATTCCTTTAAAGGATTTACCCGTTGATTCTTGTTCTACTTCTTCTGACATTTTTTTTTATTTTTATTTTTATTTTATTACGATAGGATATTTCACCTCTTTACCGCTTATATCTATGAAAACCATATCATAGTCTTTTTTTGATAATTCAGATAAGTCATAAACTTTCTTTGTAATACTTTCTGTTGCAGTAAACCCTTCTTTCTTTGAAGGTGTTTCACTACCAAAAGGTATTATTTGTACCGAATACTTCGCACCTATTGTTGTTTCAAATTCCGCTGTTATAATATTTCCTGTTTGAGTAATTGATTTAATTGCGGTTGATGTTGATTGGTTCCCTAAATCAATAACTTGTGGTTGTGGTAGATCCACTTTTCTACAACTCATTGCTAAAAGGGTGATTAAAAAGCCTAGTCCTAAAATTCTGTCTATTCTCTTCATAATTAAAAATTTTTATATCCTGTTAATTTTATTTGTGTTGAATTTAAGTTGATCCCTAATTGAACTCCTTTAGAATCACTAGCGTCCATTGTTGGGGAAACTTTAACTGATGTCAAAATATCAACCCCACTTCCTATTGTTGAAAATCTTACTTTAAACGGTATATTAGTTCCGTTTATTGGTTTATTGTTTTGGTCAATTCCACCAAACTTAACTTTACCATCTTTTGAATTAACAAAAACATACCAAGAATTTGGAAGCTCAGATTTTAATTCTTCGAATTTTATTTTAGTTGGGTCAAACTGGAATTCAAATTGTAATCCACCTACAGCAACCCCATTAGTATTAAGTGTTACTGGTATTTCAACGTTATTAGATGTTACTGTTATGTTAGATAAGTTTACGTCTATTGAACTAACCTCACCTGTTGATGTGTTAATAAACCCTGTATTTGCACTTGCCATCGAAACGAACGCGGTGTTAGTCGATAAACTATTTGCAGCATTTGTTTGAATTGTTTGTACCCCATTATTAGCCGTTACAACTTGAGATGAGTGAGATCTGTTTACATCACCCCATAGAAGATATTTTAAATCAACTATTTCATTAGTTCCTAATACACCGGTTTTTACATATGTTCTTGGATATGTAATATCTTTCCAATTTGTTGTTGTTACTGAACCCCAAGAATTAGAAGGACTATTGTTAAATGAGAATTCGGCCTTAAGACCATAATCATTATTACCCATATTTCTGATGTAAGGTAAAAATGTTGATGTTGTTAAAGTTGAAAAGTTAGATGCGACTTTATAGAATGCCCATGCGGCATCTTTACTAACAAACTCTACAGGACCTGAATACAAGTCAAATAATTGTAAACTTTTGATATTCTCAGGTAATATATTTGTTCCGTTAAACTCTCTTATATCTATGTAAACTCTTGCTTGACCTTGACCATACCCATTAACATTTATTATACACCATTCTGTTTGACCTGCAACAGTTGTTCCTTCAGTTGATCTCCAAGTCGGTAGACTCATAAATCCACCACTACCCGCAACATATCCCGCCGGAACTGTTACTAAAGTATCTATACCAACAACTTGACCTAATAGTCTTGGTAGATCACCTCCATCAATTGTTTTATTTCTATTGATATCTGCAGCATATAATGATTGACCTGTTCTTAGAATTTGACCATTCGTACCATCTAATCCCATTGATGTAAATTCACCTTGTGCTGTTGTGAAATCGGATATTGTAATCGCACCATTGTATATTGCATTTGTATTATCCATACCATGCATTACCGTTACCTCATAAACTTTGTTCTCCGCTAGTAATGATTGGTTGATGTCGACATTACCATTTGATAAAACATTGAATAATTGACCTGTGTTTGATAATGTGTCTCTAAAAGAAACCTTTATCGGTGATAATGAGAATAAATTTGAACTGATATCAACTTTAGCGGTTATGAATTTTCCTGTATTTTGGTTCATTACAACCTCCGTAGATAATGGAGTATCCATTAGTGTTGGAACACCTATACCCTGTCCGTTCCAACCTGCAACAAAGTTTAATTTAACAGGGTCAAATGAATTCGCAGTAGATGCTTGTTTCAATCTGAATCTCAAAACTAAAATTTGAGAGAAAGAGTTATAGGGCATCGCTGAAGTTGTCGCCCATGTTAGAGTAGTTCTTATAATTGCATTAGAACTTGTAACATTATAAGAATATGCCAGACCTGTAGTATATCTTGTTGTTCCATTAGTATTAGTTGTGTTTCCTGCGTAACCATATCCAGGATAATTTTGCCAAGATATTTGTATGTTGGATCCTGCAGGAAGAACACCACCATTACCTCCTGTACCAGTATGATTGATAGAAATTAATTCAAAGTTTGTTTGGTCATACTGAAAGTCAAACAATAATTGTCTTGTTGACGCATCACCATTACCGTTCGCATGAACCATAACGTCGAATTGGTCTCCTCTATCAATAACACCACCATTTATATCGGTAAGAACTCTTGTGTCAGGAAACTTAAATCTAATTTGACTAAATGATGTTAAGGATAATAGTAAAAGTCCTAAAGTTAAAAATTTCTTCATCTTTATTTTGTTTCGAATATTTTAGTAACCAACTTGTCGCTAGCTTTTTTAATTGCATTACTTAACGACGTTTGGTTGAATTTACCTCCGTTATCCACAATCAGTGTGGACATAGAGATTTCGGATGATTCCTCTTCGACAATCACCTCTTTTATTTTTTTATTATCTGTTTTTAAGATACCCTTAAGTCTGATTACAACAGACTCTTCGTTTTTGTGGAAAACCGATACGTTAGATTTTGTTTTAAGCACGTCCAAATAAACTAACTCAACAGATAGTTTATTTTTTGATTCAGGATTAAGATCGTAGTCTTTTTCTTGTAAGAATTCTTCAATGATGTTTCTTACACCGAACTATAAGTTTCTATTACAAGCAAG